CATTCAAATCTCTACATGAAACGGGCGGAACTTTAGGGTTTAGATTTAACCTAGCTGACGTAAACACTGATGCACTGATGGCTTTATTCACAACCCAAAGACCTACATCAGGAGATAAGGGGGTATTCATAGCTATTGACGATAGAGGAACAAACGAAAATGCAGCTTACGTAATCGTGGGGCGTGGGATAACTGGTTCAGCAAACGTTGCTTATGGAGTAATAGATGGAAGCTCCTCTTTGCCAATTTCAGATACAGATGACCACACTTTGATTGTTACTTTTGATGCCACAAATATGAAAATCTATTTCGATGGAGCCCTAGAGTATACGATTGCACTTAAGAATGCTTTTGCTACAGGCTCTTCAAGCGAAATTGGAGCTTTAGGAGCAGATGCAAATGGAGACTGGGGATTAGAAGGTGGGGTTGGTAAAGTAACTATCTCAAACGACAAACTAGATGATGCAGGGGCATTACAATTACATAATTATTTAAACTCATAATATGAAATACTTAAGATTTAAGACTGAAAAGGAAGCTAAAAAAGCTTTATCTACAATCAACAAGAATATGGGACTTCCTAAGAAAGGTGTAAATGCTAAAACAGGCAAGGAAGTTGATGTTGAAACTACAACCTTTACTGAATTAGAACTGTGTGATGATGGTTGTTACACAATGGTGATGCCAATAGAAAAAGGAGCTATGAAAGGAGTTGAGGGATACACGGAAGAAGACTACAACAAAGCATGGTTCACAGAAAGAGACGCCGCTCAAAAGAAAGAAAGAGAAGAAGCTTCTAAAAAGGATGAAATCATTACAGAGGTAGTTGCTGAAAACAAAGACACACTTAAAGCAGAGGTAGAGCTAAGACTTGCCGCAGCATTAAAGAAAAAATAGAGGCCAATTTATAAGCCCAATGTAGAATGGATAAACCAAAATATCCCAGAATTAAAAACGGAGATTGAAGCATTAGAAGCAATATTTCAAAAAGAGAAAAAGCAAATTTTATGAAAATGGATGATGGTATACAGTTAGGTAGAATCATACAGGGACAAGAAAACATGCAAGTGGATGTTAATAAGAACACGATATCAATTAAAGAGTTAACCTCTAAGATAGAGGATAAGTATAGCAGTAAGGAAGACCACAATAGGTTGAAGAATTCTATCGATAAGCTTACCAATAGTCTAAAGGCTTACAGTCCTGCCGAGGTGATTAACAGAGTGGATAGAGATTGCGTCGAAAGAGATAACCAAGTAAGCCAGAAATTTAAAAATTTAAGAAAACATATTGAAGAAACATATGTTAAGAAAACAGATAATCCAGAACAAACTCGATTAGTAAAAGGTTTAGAGAAATATTGGACTTTGCTAATGGAGAACATATGGAAGTTATTAATAGCGGCTTTAGCAGCCTATATAATAGGAGACAAGTTAAAGATATTTACATGACTAAAAAAGAAAAGTTAATTGAAACAATTAAATCAGTAATTGGTTTTATAAAAATTAAAGACTTGCTTACGTTAGCTTTAGCGGTTTTCATAATGATAGAGTTGTTTTATCCAACTAAAGTAATTGAATATAATGCTGATTTACTAACCACTAAAGAGTCTTATGCAATAGGTGAAGATATATTTTATATAGTAGATTTTTGCAAATTTAAGCCTTACAAGGGTAACTTAAAAGTTAGAATCGTTGGAGTTGATACAGAGTATAACAAAACTATACGTCAATTTGACTCTAATGTAGAAAGCGGTTGCGTTAAAAATAAGTTTTTTGCTGGAACTGTCCCTATTGATACAGAAATACAAGCGGGTACTTATATTCTAAGAACTACAGCTTCATATGAAAAAAATAGCTTTAGACAAAACCTTTCTTTTTACAATGTAAGTAATGAGTTTAAAGTAGAAAGATATGATATAATTGAAGTAAATAATAAAGAAATAGAATAACACTATGGCTTATACAACTATAGAGGCAGTTAGGAAGGCTAGTGGGTTCACAGATGCCACTAAGGTGTCTGATGACTACATACAGTCAAAAATTGACTATGCAGAGGGGTATATAAACGCCGTATTGGCACAGGTTTATACACTACCTATAGTTGGTATAGCTCCCGCCTTATTGAAAGAAATAGCTAGAGAAATGGCAAAGTATGGACTCTATATGGATGAGTACGGTGAGGAGACTGAAAATCTAGACAAGGGGTGGCGCTCTGGAATGGAAGCTTTACAGTTAGACCTACAAAAGATAGCTGAAAGAAAACTAAGATTGATTGATGATAGCACGGGTTTAGAATTAGCTACTAATGGTATTAAATCACCATCTTTTTACCCTACAGATGCAAGTAGCGACCCGCTTGCAATAAACAGCACTTCTCCTAAGTTTACAATGAACCAAAAGTTTTAAATGAAGTTAGATATTAAATTTGACGACAAACTAGTTAGGGATAAATTAGGTCTAATTCATAAAGCTCTTCTAAGCCCAAAAGAACCTCTTGAGAACACTAGTAAGGAGTTAATGGAATACTTTGGTGAGACAGTGTTTAATAGACAAGGGGGAGCTAAGAAATGGAAGCCTTTAGCACCTTCAACCTTAATAGCTAGAGGTAAGCGGACTGGGTATTATAAAAACAACCCACAGCAAAGAGGTAAAACTTTAGTTTGGACTGGGAGATTAAGAAATAGTTTTAATAAAAAATTAGCTAGAAGGAGTTTAGTTATATCTAACAACTCACCGTACTTTAAAAATCATCAATTGGGTTTAAATAAAATACCAAAAAGGCAAATATTAAGTGCTGATAAGTATGTTAAACTTGTTACACTAAAAAACTTTGAAAAATTCTTTAATAAAATCACCTCATGAACACAATAATTACTGAGATATTAGAACAATTAAAGGTCTCCATGGGTGGGGATATAAATACATTCTACAAAGGTGAGGCGGTTATAGTTCCTAAGTCAAACCTACCCGCTTTAATGGTTTATCCCGTGTCTACAACTTTAGACAACCAAAATGCGTCTACATGCGAAGACAGACTTACACATACTATTACAATTAAAATATATTCTAATATACAAAAGCATTTAAATGAAGCTGGTGTAGATGAGACAATTAAGCATATGGAAGAGTTGGTAGAGTTAATGGAAGGGCGTCAACTAGATAACACATACAAAGCTAATTCAGTGTTGGGATCTATTAGATCTAATATAAGTGGAGAAAATTATACTTACAATGACTCTTTAAGTTTTGATTATGGTGTAATACAGACGGGAGAGTATTTTGTCACACGTTCAGAGGTTACTTTCACGGTTAGTTCCTTAGTATCTAGACCAGGACTTTAAAAGGTGTTAAAATATAGGTAAATGAATCCCTGGGAGGATCAAAACAAAGATAACCTTCCAAAGATGACAAAAATAATCGTAACCAAAGCATTCAGTTTACCTTCTGGGCGCGCTTTTGATGTAGGAGAGGAGTTTACTACAACGACTAAGTTTGCTGAGTTAAGTGTAAAGAGAGGTTTAGGCTACATTGTTAAGCCTATGAAAAACAAAGGTGTTAAAATAAAAAAACAATCTAACAAATCAAAAGATGAATAGTTTTTCGCGTGAGGGATACCTTGCGATTAGAAAAGAGGTAGTAGAGAATGTTGCATTGACGCCGAACATATTCATACCTTTAATGAGCGAGGATATAAGTACTGAATACCAACCATCAACAGCTACACCAATAGCAGCAGATAGGACAATCAACCAAAGGGCGGTGCCAAACATGATACCTTCACCATCAGGGACACTAACGGTATTAGCTGGTCCTAAAACCTTAGGACACTTTCTAAATGGTGTATTTGGAGATAATTCACAAGGTGTTTTAGTTGAAGTATCTGCGTTAGCTGGTCAACTAGATGTAGGAGAAACTTTAACAGGTGGAACTTCTGGAGAGACGGCTACAGTTGTAAAGTCTTCAAATGAAAATGATTATATCTTAGTTTCAGGACTTTCAGGAAACTTCACGGTAGGAGAAACTTTAACAGGTGGAACTTCTGGAGAGACGGCTACAGTTTTGTCTTCTGATGTTAATAGGTTAGGTCATGAATTTACAGCCCCTTCTGATTCTTTAGATACTTATACAGTAGAGATAGGTTACAAAACAAAAGCTAAAAGATATACAGGTGTAACTTTCAATCAAATTGAATTCACGCAGTCCGATAATATAATTCAAGCTGCAATAGGCGTGTTGGCTAGGTCTTCCTTTCACAACACAGTTGTAGAAGCTAGTTTATCTTCTGGTGCTGGGACACAAACTATAAATGTTGATCAAACTACAGGGTTGGCTTCAGGTGATTCTATCAAAGTAATGAGGGATGGTGTTTATCTAGATTTTTCATCTAGTTCGGTTAAAACACATACAATTGATAGTGTTGTGAGTGAAACATCGATTACAATTACAAACTTAGAGACTACATTGTTACCAGGCGACTTGATTGTTTTAGCACCACAAGTGCCAACATATTCAACTGATAGAGAGTTTAGCTGGATTGGTGGGTCAATCGTTTCGGTTGAGGATGATATAGTGACGGCAGTAACGGCTCCATGTGCTAGTATTGAGGACTTTACATTTTCTTTAGTGAACACTTTAGAGCCTCTACATGCCGCATGTAATGTGAATTTTATTAATAGATTTCCTTCTAAACATATATTAGCTGGACTTGAAGGTTCAGGAAGTCTTACACGTACACATGTTGATGTTGAGTTTATCCAGAAATTAAGAAAAAACAAAGATCAGTCGGTTTATCAAAAGCACATTGCTAGAAATATACCTTCAACAAGCTTAAAGTATGAATTAAGGTTATATGCTCCAACGGTTCAGTTCGATGCGTTCGATGCTAACCTTGATACTAATGCGTTAATCAAAGAAGAGATAGGTTACAACTTATATAAATCTACAGCTGGTTACACAGCTAAAGCTTTACTAGTTAATGATGTAGCTACATATTAAATAAAAAATAACCAATGAGACCTATGAGTTTTTTTATAGAAGAGAGTACTAAAGTGGTTAAACTAGATGATAAAAATAGTATCACTTTGTTGTCAGGATTGTCAGCAGAGGAGTTTATGAAGTTAGATAAAGAGATAGGTTTTGAAAACCTACAGACAGGAGAGGTGTCTATTTCAGATATATTAAAGCTAATTGAGATATTTTTAGTGGACTGGGAGTTGTTGGATACGAAAGGTAATAAGGTAGAGTTCAGCAAAGCTAAAATAAAGAGGCTTTCAGGTGATGCTTTAAATCTAATTACAAAAGCTGTTATGGATGTAATACAAGATGTAGCGGGTGTTGATAAAAAAAAAGAATTAGAATTAAACAAGCTATCACAACAAGTATCCCACCAAAAACAGAAATCTCCTACTGCTTAATGGATTATACAATGTCCAAAGAGTTTGGAGTGGATTGGGTTAAGATGCCCCAAGGAAGAGCAATGGATCTATACATAACTCACGCCGTAACAATTTCAGAGCAAAATAAGAAGCAAAATAAAAACAAACCTAATGGCAGATACTAAACTGGATCTACAGATAAATGTAAAGGGAGCTGGTAAATCTTCAAGTCAAATTGAAAAAGTTAAAGGCTCTTTAGGTAAATTATCCAAGGTGTCACGTAAAGCTAAGGTTGCTTTAGTTAGTATAGCGGTGGCAGGTGGTGCGTTGATAACAAAGTTAGGTGGGTTGGCAGGTGAGTTTGAACAAACTCAAGTTGCATTTACAACTATGTTAGGTAGTGGAGAGAGAGCACAGGTTTTACTTGATGATATAGCACAGTTTGCAGCCTCTACCCCTTTTGAATTGCCAGGAATTCAGGGTGCAGCTAAGTCATTATTAGGTTTTGGAACAAATGCAGAGGAGATAATCCCAACATTAAGGATGCTGGGTGATGTAGGAGCAGGATTAAATATACCACTGGGTGAATTATCTGAAATATACGGGAAAGCAAGAACCTCGGGGGTTTTATTTGCAGAAGATGTAAATCAATTAACAGGTAGAGGTATACCTATAATAAAAGAGTTAGCTAAACAGTTTGGTATAGCGGAAAGTGAGGTGAAAGGGTTGGTATCAAGCGGAGCTGTAGGTTTTGAAAATCTTGAAGAGGCGTTTATATCTATGACAGAGGAGGGTGGTCAATTTTCGGGATTAATGGAGGCTCAAAGTCAAACCTTGCTAGGTCAGTGGTCAAACCTTAAGGATTCTTTAACACAGTTAGGTATAGCTATTGGGACCTCATTACTACCAGTTTTAAAACCTTTAGTTAGTGGGATAGGAGCCATGGCTAATAACATAAAGCTATTTGCACAAGAAAACCCACAAGTAGCTAAGTTAGTAGGTATATTATTATTAGCGACTACAGCAATTGCTGCCTTACTTGTGCCTATAGCGTCGCTAGGTGTTATTTTGCCAGGAATTGCTGCTGGTTGGGCGCTAGTAAGTGCCTCAATGTTACCCATAACAGCTGTTATAGCGGCAATTGTAGCGGCAGTTGTAGCTATTAAATGGGCGTGGGAGAATAACTTCTTAGGTATACAAGAAAAAACAAAGATATTTGTTAATATAGCACTCTTTTATTTTGAATTATTAAAGCAGTCCGTTACTGTTATATTTAATGATCTTAAGGATTTTATACAGCTTATCATGCAATCTGAGTTTATTGAGTACATACAAACTTCTTTAGGTATTTTAAGTGAGATTTGGTCTGCAAGATGGGAAGGAATCAAGTTTGTGTTTACTAGTGTCTGGGGGGCAATTAAAAATACAGTTTCTACTGTTTGGAATATAATACAGGATGTAGTTATTGGAGGTATGGCGCTATTAAATGGTGACTGGTCTACAGCATGGGAGGCTGTAAAAAGCATTATAGATACCGTATGGTCTGCCATAGTAGAAAGCATACAGGGGTATGTTGATACTATACTAGGTATTATTGATGTATTTGTAGGAGCCATAAAAACAGCTATAGATTGGTTAAAAAAATTAATAAAAAAAGGAGAGGATGCCCCTAGTGGACTAGGTAGTTCGGTTAGCGGAGCAAGAGCTATTGGTGGTGGTGTTATGCCTGGTAATTCGTTTTTAGTTGGTGAAAGAGGTCCTGAAATATTTACCCCTAGTGGGACTGGTTCAATAACTCCCACTCATAAAATGGGGGGTTCAATAACTGTTAACATAACGGGTACGTTCTTATCTGATGATGCAGCAGAAAAGATGGCTGAAATGACTATAAAACAACTGAAACAATCTAATGCTATAGGATGATCTTTTATTACATAGACCACACAGATAGAACTATGGATGTACAGGCAAACAGCTTATCCCTATCCTATGCCTTAAAAAGGCGTTCAAACACGGGAAGCTTTGGTGTTATAAATGGGGTAAAGCCAGTTGAGAACAACGACGTACAGGTTTATATGGGAGGGTTGGTACTAAGTTCGACATCGAGTACAATCACTCTTAGACCTAGTTTTGAGAACGACTATAACCACTTTAGAAAAGGACAAGTTTTATATATAAATATAGGTGAGGTAAATCAGCTAAAAGTTGTTGTAGAGTCATATAGCGAGGTAACACAAACTATTACACTAAAGGACGATCATAACTCAACAATATTAAATGGTTCAAAGATAGGGGAGCTTATTTTTGGAGGTTTAATATCTGGAATAGAAGATGAAAATATCCACTCTATAGGTAATATTGTTTATAAAATTCAGTTAGTAGGTTACTCAAGACAGTTTGATCGTAAACTTGTAGCTGATACGTGGGAAGATGTAGATGCTAGGTATATGATAAATAGTTTTGTAAATTCAACGGTTAACTATAATTACACACTGGATGCTGTGGTTTATGATAACAATACAGACATTCAGGAAAAGTGGCTAGAGTTAGACGACGCCAGTCAACCGCTTTCTAATGGTAGTGAGTGGGTTGAAGGGCGGCATTCTGGAAGTTTCAGTTGGATTAACTCAAGTGGGACTGCTAAATGGGAGTCTACAGTAGATGTAAAGAATGTGAATGACATCACTGGGATTGAGGTTGGTGCGCCAGTCAGTGGGTTTTTAATGCTATGGGTAAAGCCAGTTGATTACACAGCAATTTCATCTATAAAGGTAACTATAGGTTCAGACGCTAGTAACTATACAGAGGTTGATTTAGGTAAACTCACGGGCGATTTTTGGCAGTACTTAAGCGCTCCATTAAAAAGAGGTGTAACAGTTGGTATGCCAGATTGGAACAATTTAGGGTATATCAATATAACTATTGATCAATCTGATACATCTGGTGTTTTTATAAATGGGTTTAGGTTAAATCAAGATATGAGCTTTACACTCAAAAATGTTCAAAAAACAAACATTTATAATGAGTATAGAAGCCCACAAATTAGACCTTCAAAAATTGTAAATTCATTAGCAGAAGGTATTGAGTACACCTGGTATATAGACGCTGAAAGAGATATACATTTTAAATCTAAAGATATACAGAATTCTTTTTATGTAATAAATGATGATTCAAAAAATTTCTATGATTTATCTACTGATATAGATGAAAGTCAGGTAGGGAATAGAATTATAGTTGAAGGTGGTGAAAGGGTGTCTAGTTCTGTATATTCACAGGTAGTGGAAGGTAATGGAGCCGTTCGAGAGTGGGTTTTAAAGAATAAATTCAAGAATCTCTCTATTTTATTGGATGATAACTCAAACACTGGCACCATGGGAGCTGGATCTAACTCTACAAATATTACTTTTGTAGGTCATGGTCTTACTACAGGGGATTACATAACAAATAGAACTAGAAACAATGAAGTTAGGTCTATTACAGTCGTAAACGCAAATAATTTTGTTGTTGAGTCAATAGATGGTCAAACAAGTGGAGATATTTTTAGTAAATTCACAACTACACAGACGGTAGGGGTTGAAGGTTTAAATGATGAGGTTGACTTTGATTACATGAGTAACTCTAATGAGAAATCTATCAGATCAACTAGTCAGATAGACACACTGAATGAAGGTGAGTTTTTATTGTTTAGTTACAATGAAAGGGTAAGGCTTCAATTACAGTATACCGACCCTGTTAGTGCAAATGCGTTGAAATCACTAGGTTTAGGAGATGGAATTAGAGATTTAGATAAAATTGTTGATCAAAATATAACTGATTTAAACACAGCTTTAGTTTTAGCAGAAGCCAAGGTTACCGAGTTCTCAAACCCTATTATAACAGGGGGTTTTAAAACTAACTTTAAGGGGTTCAAGGTGGGGGATATATTACAGGTTGATTTGTCAGATAGATCTACAATCAATGATGAGTATGTAATTCAAAAAATCAAAGCTAGGCAAAGAGGAGGAGCTTATTCAGACCACATAGAGTACTCCATAAACTTTGGGACAACTTTATTTGGTGTCATTGAGTTCTACCAAAAGTTATTAGATCAATCCGCTAACCTTGAGGTTAACACGGATGCTGTGGTGACTAACTTTATTACAAGTAAAGATCTAATAGAGGTTAACGATTTAAATATCTTAGGGCCTCAAAACCTTGCTGATACACTTGAGTCTATTGAGCTAACAGAGGTTAACAACGTCCTAAAAAATGGAGACAATTGGAAATGGGAGGTTTCAACGGGTCAGCCAGTTAATACTCGGTGGAATTTATTTTCATGGAGTTAGGTGCTAGAATGTATACAATAACTAAGAAATATGTTTAAAAAAATAAAAAAAGCGTTCAATAAGAAGGAGAAGTCTAGCGCTAAAGGAGTTCATTACTTTACCTTTTATGATGGTCTGAACCCTCTTGTTAAGTCTGTTACTGATAAGATAGAAGGCCTTAGGGTAGAGAGGGATAGAATGATAAAAGACTCTTTAGCTACAGAAAGTTACCTAAAAAAGCACTATATTAAATATAAAAACTTAATGAAGTCTATTGAGCCTTTTCAAACTAGGCAGGTTGTTGTGCATAATCTAGTAACGACTGAGGGTTTTAATGTTTTAGCGAGGATATTAGCAGGTGACAACACTTACACGGGTAACATTAACTACACAGCTTTAGGTACTAACAACGCAAGTCCAGTTTTAGGTGATACCCAATTAGGTACGGAGGTTTATAGAAAGGCTGTAAGTTCAGCTAGTTTTATAGGGAGCAAGGCAAATATTGAAACTTTCTATACTGCAACGGAGGTAAATGGTTCATTTGAGGAATATGGGAATTTTATAGATGGTGGGGTAGCACCAAATACAGGGAGGTTGTTCAATAGGTTTACGCAAACTTTAATCAAATCATCTACAGAAACTTTAAACGTGAGGTCAGAAATTACATTCTCTAATGCTTAAAAATGGCAATTAATAGTTCAATAGCAGTGGCAGGTGAAGACGCCTTAGCTTCTCAATACAATGATTTAAGGCTGGACTCTATAGAGTTAGGTGGTGAGTATGCTGAAGCAACAGGATCAGGCGGAAACTATCAAGTATCAATAGATAGTGAGGTCACAACACTAAATGAAGGTTTAACCGTAAAATTTAAGGCTAACCACTCGTTCGCTGGTTCAATAACTGTAGACGTTAACGGTCTAGGTGGAATATCTTTATCTAATGTAAATACAGTTGAAGCTGGCAAACTTTATATAGTTATATATGAGGGAAGTGAATTTAGAGGCTTCCAAGAGTTTAAAGATAGCAGTCTTATACTTCAGGCTGGTAAAAATATATCACAAGGTGAGCTAGTATCTATAAATGCACAAGGGCAAGTGGTTCCATCTGTTAGAGAGCTCCCCGCTGTGGTGGACACATTAATTAATTCAAACGGTACGGTTAGTGGTCAGAGAGTTCAAATATTAAAAGCTGGAGACAATAGAGCTATTAGTCACATACAGGGTACGATAGAACTGCTGGAGGTTGATTTAAGCACTAATAGTTTATCAATTATAGATTCTGTTGATTATACGGGCTTTAATTATTCTCAGTATGGTAGGACAATGACAAAATTAACTGACTCATTGTTTGCCATCGTATACGGTTCAAGTTCAACAATTATGGAAGTAGCAATTGTAAGTTTAGCAGGTGACACGTTGACAATAGAGGATACCGCAGTAGTGGCTACTGGAGTAAGCGATAACAAGTATATAACAATAGCAAGAGTTGCTGATGATAGACTTGCTGTTTGTACTGATGATGGTAGTAATGTTGTCATTGTTGGTGTATCATATTCAGCTGGTTCAATAACTGTAGATACAGCAAATCAAATAACTAGATCTTTAGCTTCAACCCAATCATGGGTAATAACTAGATATAATAACAACGAAGTTATGTTTTTCTATCAAGATGAACCAGGTGACGATCTATATAGATCTAAAATCACCTTCACAGGGACAAACCCCTCTTTGAGCGGAACGTTTAGGTTTACAAATAACACAAATTTTACTGTTGTTGTGGATACTGAAACTTTTATTGGAGTCGGTGAACAAGGTAGCGACCGATACTGGTATAGCAAGCCTGGGACTGATTCATGGAGTAGTTTAAATATGAATGGTAGTATTGATGGATTCAACCAAGGGTTCAATTACGAAGGTAACAAGTATTTATCAATTAGAGATGAGGTTAGTGCTTTCGGAGGAAGACGGCCACAAAACGGTTGTGTTCTAGAGTGGTCCGATAATAAAATGTTAGCTATCTCCTTCAATATAGGTTCTATACTGCTTGTAGATCAAGATAACAGTTTAACAAGTGGCGTAACTTTAGCGGGAACTTTACCCAATAGATACAACTTACTGTATATGGAGGGAAACCTAGATAGTATACAGGGTGTAGCGGGGTCAGATGCTTCTACAGGTGTAGCTGTTGCAGTTAATTCTACAGGTGTACAGGGTGGGTACGCAGGTCTAACACTCGGGAATACTTATTATGTATCTCTTGCAGACCTGACTACATTAACCTCAACCCCTAGTGATATTAAAATAGGAACTGCTATATCAGATACAGAAATCTCCCTAAATATAGAAAGAACAGATTTCATAAGGGATTTTGTGGGTAATGCTGCTGTTAACTCCAGAAGTTTAAACTTCCATATGTTTGGTTTACCTCAATTGTTTGTACCAGGCATAAGATTCTATAACACTGGGAATACTTTACCTCCTTCACACTTTGATACAAATTTCCTGATTACAACAGTAAACCCTGGAACATTACAAACGTCCCCTAGTTAAAAAAATTTAAACAAATATAAAATGATATTATCACCAGTTCAGGGAATGAGACCAAGAATCACTCAAAAATTTGGGAAAGATTTTAAAATGAAAAACGGAAAATATGCCTATAGGTCTATGGGTATGAAAGGACACAATGGTCTTGATTATGGCGTACCAGTTGGAACTCCTATTTTTGCCTCTCATGATGGTGAGGTAGTAAAGGCAGTCAAAAGTAATAAAGGATACGGGAACCATGTTAAATTACGCTCAAGATACTATGCACGTGAAACCGTATACGGACATCTAAGCGAGTTAAAAGTAAAAGTAGGTGATACGGTGGCAATGGGTGATTTAATTGGTTTAAGCGGTAACACAGGTTTTTCTACCGCCCCGCATTTACATCATGGATATAGAAATTTGATCATATCAGATTTACCGTTGAAAGACTGGAGTGTTAAAAATATTAGAAATGGATATTTCGGGTATATTGATGTTAGTAAGTACACGATTGAATGGGAAGGTACTCACACCCTCAAAAAAGTGATATAATAGTTATAGATATTTAATTTTGAAGTATGGATTTTCAAACAAAAAACGGTGTAGTGTATTGGTTAATGAGACTGAATAGAATTGTTGAAAGAGATGGGGTAGTTACTGAAAAAGAAATGAAATGGTTAGAGCAATTCACTGTTAAGGTGAAGGATAAAGCAACTGGTAAGGTAGTAGAAGTAAACCCTCACACTTTCCTGAAAGGTGATTACCTAGTACCAAGCCATCAAGACGATTTAGAATTAATTTAAAAACATATGGATCTTTCTTTACTACAAAATGCCGATATTATCCTTATAGGATCAACATTGATACCTGTAGCGGTTCAGCAGCTTAAAAAAGCTTTGCCAGATGTGAAAGCACAGTTACTATCATTTGTGGTAGCATTTCTGTTTGCATTTATAGTTGAATTTGCAGTTGTAGGGATTACAGGCTCAAGTGTCTCGCAAGTTATTGCCGAGATCTCAGCGATAGCAGTAGTGGCGTGGAGATGGGCAGACGGAACTTATAGAGTTGTTAAACCCGTTGTAAAGAGTAGCTAACAGTGTTATAACAAAAATAACCCTATTCTAAATTACCGATTGGTTCGATTGATTTACTACACAGAATAGGGTTTTTTTGTGAGGAAAGTTAAATAGTATTTAGGAAGTTCTGAATATGTTGGCATGTTTTGTTTGCGGCTCTACCGCTCATCATGTACCTTTTAAAGAATTTAACTACCTCATCCTCTTTGAAGTGCTCGGTTAGATATATATTACCCTTTGCCATGATTGAGTCGGTATTTATTCTGTAACCATCATTGTTATATCTTTTATAGACATTGTATAAGCCTCTTTTATCTCTTTGCATTATAGCGGCAATATCCTGTTTACTGTAATATTTTGCATTTTTATACTCTACCATTTGAATAAAATAGAGGCTATAAGTATAATACATAGGTAAGTCCAAAAAGTTAAAGCTATATTTCTCTCAAATGTAGTTCTCCTTAGTCTTTGCTTTATCTCAACAACTCGTGCTTTTGATTTAGCATTTTCATGCATTTCTTCTTTAACAGACGCATGTAAATCTAGACGACTTTTAGTTAATAGCTCAATTGCAGCTTGAGGGTGATTTAGCTCAAATAGCCATCTTTTCGCCAATAACACTTTTTTACCACTTGCTCGCTTTGAAATTAAATGATCAATTAATCGAACAAGCTCATCTTTATAAATAACATGCGTTTTGCACCCCTCCTTAACCCCTGTTGTTAACTTTAACAACCTTGATGTATTGGATATATGCGACTCACTATACTTCAGTCTTTCTGCTATTTGTCGGTAAGTCACTCCTTGCCATGTATCACTTTTCATATATAGTTTAGTTAGTTGTGTACCACGACTATTATACCCCGCACACCTTACGGTTACAAGCGGGGTATTTTTTGTTATAATATGTTACTTGATCTTATCTTAAATTTAAGATAGAATTAACAAGTAGAATTAATCAAAAAAAATGTTTAAAAAAGGGCAATTACTGAGTTTAGGTTTGGTGGTAATAGGTACGGTAGTCTTTACCAGTGAGTCTGCGGTTGAGTTTCAGATAGCAGGTGTGGTAATGTTTCTAGTTTTCGGAGCGTATTTTTTATATACTGAAACTAAAAGAAAATGAATATACCTAAAAGATTAATGGTTTTAAAAGAAGGGCTTAAATTAACGTATGAAGAGATGGGAGGCATAATTGGCATGGATGATAGCACTTTGCATAATTTCATCAACAAGGGGCAGAATATTAACCATCTTCTGTATGAGAAAGTCTTAAGCTTTCTATCTGTTTATGAAAGCAAAGATATATCTGAATATTTGAGAGCTTATATTAAAGCGAAAGAAATGAGTCAGTCTGATTTTGCATGGGAGAATGGATTAAGTCCTAATATAGTTGGGAAAATAATAAACAGAAAAGTTAAAAATATAAGAGATGGTCATGTAGAGGCGCTAGCTGAAGCTTTTGGGATGACTTTGGGGGAGTTCAAGGGTCGGTTTAATACAAAGAAACTGACTAAATAAAAAAAAGAATATAATTGCTTGCAAGTTAATAGGTTGGTGGTATATAATAAACATGCAGGCATACAATACATAATTTAAACGACTCTTAAGTGGGCGTACATGTTATGTATTACGTGTCTGCAAGCGCCTACCTAAGAGTTTTTTATTTTTATCAGACTACCACTATTATAGTGATGAACTGAAGCCAATCCCTCGGAAGCTCGCGAAGTTGGTAATGAATGAAAAAGAATTGAGTAGCTAGTGTCACCAACGAATTTAATTAATTTGTGTATTTTTAGATGGAGACATCTTTAAGCAAGACTCGTGTACACACTGTTGTGATAGAGATTAATTAAGCATCCCCGTCCTTGATACGGGCATACAATTGAATACAGATAGAAGTTGTATAGCATCATATGGGTTTCCACGACTCTAAACTGTGGAACAAGTGAATAATGCTTTGCCTCCTTACTGGGGGCTGAGACTCAATACACACAAGGAATAAAAGTTATCAAACATAAAGTAAATACAAAATCAGAAATCTTATGGGTTCATGGAACAAAGTAGAGTTAAATAAATTAAAAACTAAATGTAATAAATGTAACAAGCCAGCTGAATTAATGGTTAGAGTTAAAATGCCTCAAAAAATTAAACATTATACATTCAATCTTGCTACTATATGCACACAATGCAAAGTATTCTACTATTATGATGGTTCTAAACTTCACTCTGTAGAGAAGATAAAAAACAGATTAATTAAATTACCTAAATTAAAAAAAAATGCATTAGTTGATTATACTATAGACCCAACAGATAGTTTTCCTTCTTTATAAGTTAAGGCATAATCCTACTAAAACAATTGGATTAATGATATAATATATTAGAGGTAGTATTTCTATCTTATACGTCGGAAGACCTTCATAAACTAGGGGGTCTTTTTGTAAAAATATTATTAAAATACATTATGAATATATTTGATGTAACAATGGAAATGATAGAGAAAGAGAAAAATATTAATAGGGAGGAAGCTAGGCATGAATTAGAGGGGTATTATACTCGTTTATTAGCTAAAGGCTTAACCAAAAAGGCTATTAGTGATATAATGGAGTTGTCTTATAAGGCTATGGAGAAGCCAACCTATTCAAGGTTAAAGAGAAACATATCTTTTCAGATAATAAATTTAGCTAACAGAAAGTTTTTACCAAATGAATAAATTTTTTCAAGAATTAACCAAGATATATAGTGATAGAACATACTCGTACTCAAGTGAGCTAAAAGATTTCAGGGTTTTTATAAAAGGAGTTTCGAACCCTTTTAACGATAATATAAAAGAGTGGATTTTATGTGTTAAACAAGTAGGCACTGTATACACCTTAAATATATTTCAGAAAAGAAAGAGTGGATTTAAAAAGTTTGATCATCTTTCTATTTTAATTAACAAAGAAAATGCTGTAATGATGATAGACGGCAATATAAAGAAATTACAAAGGACTTGCTAATATATCTCATATAATGTAGTATTGTGATGTAGTTTAAATTAATAAGAAATATGAATACTAAATTAAAGCTATATCAATCGTTAGCTAAGGTTAGAGTTGATATGCCTTGTGTGACTAAAGGAGAGTCGGCAAACATAGGTAAATATAGTTATAGTTACAGTTCTTTAGATAAGATACAGAAGCTTTTACACCCTATATTAATGAAGCACGGGGTTCATTATGTACAGATTGTGAATAGTGATGGGCTTAAAGCGGGCTTAATTATGAAAGTGGTTTGCTTAGAGACGGGAGAGTTTGAAGAGTTTTCTATGAGCGTAGAGCTAGGAACAAAGCAGGTGAAGTATACTGATCATAATAATAGAGAGGTGTTTGAGGTCACAGGTGACGCTTATGATCCACAAAAACATGGGTCAGTTCATACTTACCTCAGAAGGTATTCTATAGTGTGCTTTTTTGGTATTGTAATAGAGGGAGAGGATAATGACGCAGGAGATGTAGCAAGTGGTAACAAGTCATCATATAAGTCTGATAAAAAAGAATATGATCCACAAAAACACACAAGGGTTAAGGTGGGGTACATTGAAACTAATAAATTTATGCCAAAGGTGAAAGAATTTGAATCAAATGGCGGAGGTTATGATTTTGATAAAAAAATATGGTTCATACCAAGGAAAAAGTAGTAAACCCTTATGATTTACGTAGGGTTTTTATTTGACTTTGTAATGATCATCATGTAGTATAGTAACGTAGTAAGTTAACATGTTAAAAATGAATTATAGAGAAATAACACAATCGATAAAGTTTTATATAGATGGGTATAGCAATATATCTGATTTATATTTTTGTGAGACCTTGAAGCATGATATATCTATAGATAAGTTAGCGGATTATCATTTAAAGATGATATATTACATTGAACGTATAGAGGAGTTGACTAAGTTAAGGCATGCTTATCTTTATGAGAAATACATATCAAATCAATTATAATGGAATATAATAAAGAGTTGCGGTTATTGATAGATAAAGGAATGACGAAAGAACAGGCACAAGAAGTTATTGTAGAAGACGAGATAGCTAGAGAAATGGATGGAGATATAGATATATATGATTTAATTAATGCAACGTGAAGTATACGGCTAGAGAGGTGTTCGAAACCGCAATCGTAATTATAATATTACTAACAGCAGTATTGTCGATTAAAACAGGTATGGAGGTAATAGAGTTGTTTGAAACTCAAGAGCAAGGTTTAGATATTACTAATTAATTTAAGAAAATGAAAAATATAGAGGTGAACATATTAAACACAGTAAAAGAGAGGATTAAATATAGTAAAGATTTAGATAAGGAGGCTAAACAAGCGGTCCTTGATATAATAGAAAGTACGGAAGTTGATATTATGGATATAATAGATGGAGCAATTGAACATGAGATTTTCACAAGCTTAGCCTTTGAAGACAGCGAACCAATTCTTGAATGGAATGTTTTCCAAACGGGAAGTAAAGAGTCGAGGTTAGATGAAAACTTTAAGACTTTAGATGAAGGGACAGAGTTAGATTTTCCAGGATTCTCAGGGGTGTCAGAAGCAAATATTATTTAATAAAACAAAATGACTAAAAACACGGGAGACCACAACAGCGGAGAAAACAACAGTGAGGTTTATAACAGCGGATGGCATAACAGTGGGAGTAATAACAGTGGAATCTCTAACAGCGGGGATTACAACAGTGGGAGTAATAACAGTGGAGACCGTAATAATGGGTGGTTCAACACGAATCAATCCAGAATGAGGTTCTTCAATAAATTGTCTAATTATACTTATGATGAATTTCGCAAGTCTGGCAAACAACCATCATTAAGTGAGTTCAAGTTTAATGTCTGGATTGGTGAGGAAAAAATGACAGATACAGAAAAAACAAAAAATCCAAATTATAAAACTACAAACGGATGTTTGAAAACAATTAAACACAAGGAAGCATGGGCGATATTTTGGAAGGAAACAAGCGAGGAAAACCGCCAAAAGTTCTTAAACCTACCAAACTTTGACGCTGAAATATTTGAAGAAATCACAGGTGTAAAAGTTAATGAACAGAATGAAGTAGTTGAAGTTACTATGGACGAGATAGCGGAAAAAATGGGTATAGATATTAAAAATCTAAGAATTAAAGATGAGTAATGCAATATTGGTTATAGTAATATGGAATTTAGGTGCAATTGCACTTTGGGTTTCAATATTTTACAGATTCAAAAAGATCTTTACTTATTTAGAAGATAGTCGTGATAAATGGGAGCGCTTAGCAAGTGAGTTTGAGTATCTTATGAATAAAAGAATAGCTGAGGTGGCAAATCTTAAACGAGAGAATCAGGTACGTGATGTAATCGAGCGTGTCGAACACATTATGGGTAAAAGAAGGTGTGTTAAAAAAGATATAGAGAAACTAGAAGCTGATAAACGTACTCTTTTAACCGTATTAAATAAAGAGAATAGAGATAAATATAATTTAGAAAAACAAGATGACTAAGCTAGGCCAATTGAGAAAACTACATGAGGAAATGAGTGACTTAGTGCATTCTCAAAAACCTTCAGAACTTAGAGATGTATTTGAAGGATATAGACAAAGAATATTCAAGATATACATGGAGGAACACGGTAAGGAATACAAGAAGTATGAAATGGCTAGGGCAGAAATGATATTAAAAAATACAAATGAGTAAACTAGATCAAGCAATAATATCAATTATCCACGGGTTGCCATGGGAAGAGGCAAAGTGGGTTGATTCTGTAAATTTAACAAGGGATCAGTTGATACAAAACGCAATTGAAGAGAAGGCATTGTACGCTCATATAGAGCATTACTTA